TAATTTGACTAGATCTAATCCAAAACAATTTGATGTATATCAAAATGGAATTTCTGGAATTGAGACTTCTGCAATTATCCAGAGATCTAAACCATTAAAGAATGATCTTTATTCTTCATAAATAAATAAATAAAAAACCTATAAAAATGTCGGCAATTATAACTGATCAGTTAAGAATATTGAACGCTAGTAATTTTGTATCTAAAGTTACTAACTCGGATGATAATTCTTACTATGCATTTATTGGATTGCCAAATGCTACTGAATATGCTTCAGATTGGGATGTTATTCCACCAGCACCTAAAGATTCTTTTGATCAAGAGAATGATTATTGGGATACTATGATAGGGTTGTCAAAAATTCTACCCCAAGATGCATCTCAAGTTGTAAAAAAGAATGAATGGGAATCTGGATCAATTTATGATATGTATCGCCATGATATAACATCATCAAATATTTCTCCTCAGTCTGGAGCAACAAGTCTCTACTCTTCAAATTATTATGTAATTAATGAAGATTTGAATGTTTATATCTGCTTAGATAATGGAGCATCCCCAGAGAATGATTTTAAAGGAAATCAATCTTTAGATGAACCTACATTTATTGCACTAGAACCAAGAAAAGCAGGTAACAGTGGAGATGGTTATGTTTGGAAATATCTCTATACGATTAAACCAAGAGATTTAATAAAATTTGAATCTGTATTCTACATGCCCACACCAAAAAATTGGGCAACAAATACAGACACTCAAGCAGTTAAAAATCATGCTTCTTCTAGTGGACAATTAAAAATTGCAAAAATTAGAAATAGAGGAGTAGGTGTAACATTTACTTCAGGTAATACAATCACAGATGTTCCAATTAAAGGCGATGGAACTGGTGCCTTTGCTACGGTAATTTTAAATAATGATCAGAAAGTTCAAAGTGTTGTTATTTCCAAAGGAGGTTCTGGTTATACTTTCGGGACACTTGATTTAGTATCCAGAGGAGTAAGTATTCAAGATACTGCGCCAGTATTTGATATAATTATCCCACCAAAAGGTGGTCATGGATTTGATATTTATAATGAACTTGGAGCATCAAATGTTCTTCTTTATACCAGAATTGAAAATACCACAGAAAATCCTGATTTTATTACAGGAAATCAAATCTCAAGATTTGGTATAGTTGAAAATGCATTAAAATATGCATCCTCAGAAATTCTAGAGGATTCGACAGTAAGTTCTTTGTATGCATTAAAATTAAAATCATTAAACACCCAATCTACAGATTTTTATAAAGAGGTAACAATTGAAGCAGATTCTTTCTTTACTCAAACATTAGATACTAATGTAACTGCTGCTGGTAGAGTAATTTCTTACGATAAGAATACAGGAGTTTTAAAGTATTGGCAAGATAGAAGACTTGTTGGATTTAATACTGATGGAACTAGAAATTCTTCTCCTTCTTATGGGTTTAATTTAGAAAGATTTACTGATACTCCAACTTCAAATGGGAGTGTAGAAATAAACTTTGATAATGGAGTTGATTTGGAAATTAATATTAGTTTTGACGGTTCAACTGAGACAATAAATAATAATACATATCAATTAGGACAATCCTTTATTAAAGGAGTTTCCAATCCAGAAGTTGAGAAGTATTCTGGAAACATAATTTATGTTGATAACAGACCTTCTATAACTAGATCATCAAATCAAAAAGAAGATATTAAAGTAATTTTGCAATTCTAAGGAAGCATGTCACAGGAAACCAATCTCAACGTCTCACCTTACTTTGACGATTATGATCCCCAAAAAGATTATTATAAAGTATTATTTAAGCCAGGATATCCAGTTCAGGCTAGAGAATTAAATACTTTACAATCAATTGCACAAAATCAAACTGAGCAATTTGGTAAGCATTTATTTAAAGAAGGGTCTGTAGTTATACCTGGACAGTTAAAATATGAAAATCCATTGTATGCTGTTCAGATTGAATCAGAATACAATGGTATTCCTGTGTCTGTTTACTTTAATGATCTTAAAGGAGTAAAAGTAAAAGGTCTAACCAGTGGTGTTAGTGCAGAAGTAGTAATTCTCTTAACTGATACAGATTCAGAAAAAGGAAATTACACATTATATGTAAAATATCTTGGTAGTGGTGGTGATAATTTTGATACTAAAATTTTCTCAAGTTCAGAAACTTTAATCTTAGAATCTGACGTTTCTTTTGGAAATAATAGTTTTCTTCAGACGGGCGAAGGTTTTGCTAACACTATTTCAGAAAATGCTATATCTGAAGGTAGTGCTGTAACTGTATCTGAAGGTGTTTACTTTGTAAGAGGAGTTTTTGCTAGAGTAGAAACACAAACAATTTTACTAGACCAGTATGGAATTAACCCATCATACAAGGTTGGATTTGATGTATTAGAAACTATTGTAAATTCTGATGAAGATGATACTCTATTCGACAATTCCAAAGGATTTTCCAATTTTGCTGCTCCTGGTGCAGATAGATTTAAGATAGAACTTAGGTTATCAAAAATAGAAGTTGATGACTTAAATACAGATTCTTTTGTAGAAATTCTTAGAATTAATGGAGGAACTCCACAATTTTTTGATGAAAATCCACAGTATAATTTAATCAGAGAAGAATTAGCAAGAAGAACTTTTGATGAATCTGGAGATTATTTCGTAAAACCATTTACTGTTAATGTTAGAGACAGTCTTAACGATAGAGTATTAAATAGAGGAATTTATTTCGAAGGACAGACTACCGTAGAAGGAAATAATCCATCTGAAGACTCAATGGTTTATCAGATTGGTCCAGGAAAGGCATATGTTAAAGGGTATGATGTAGAAACTATTTCTCCTACATTAATAGATGTAAAGAAAGCAAGAACTACAGAAAAATCTCCTCAAATTAACTTATCATATAATTCCGGAACGTTAGCAATTTTAAATAACGGAACTGGTGCTCCATCAATAGGACTTGGGACTGATGCTGTTGTTTATCTTCAGAGTGAGCGTAAGGGTTTAGACTCTGACGTACAATCTGGCACTACTATTGGTGTCGCAAGAGTTTATGATTTTGTTCCAGAAAGTGATTATGTAGATCAAACAAGTAGATTGCAGTTACGTCTTTTTGATTTAAAAACATACACTACTATTGGATTAACCACTTCAATTTCTGGAGGGTTATCATTACCCGCATTTATTAGAGGCAAAAATAGTAACGCTACTGGATATCTCAAAACTGCTTTGGGATCTTTAGATACAGAGATGACTTTATATGAAACTACAGGCAATTTCTTAGAGAATGAGCAGATAGTTATTAATGGAATTGATAATGGTAGATTAATAAACTCTGTAACTGATTATTCTGTTTCTGATATTAAGTCTGTTTATGGAACAAATTCTGTAGGATTATCTACATTTAATGCAGATTTAGTTCTTTCGAGAAGATCATATACTGCAAAGCCAGGAACAACTTTTAAAGTAGATAATGGTGTTGTCTCTGTTGGATTAGATACTAAATTCATCAATGTAGTAAAAGTAGGTGATATTGTTTCTTATGCAAGTACTGAATTTACTGGTGATCCTATCTACAATAGAGTAACTGCTGTAGGTGCTTCAGGAACAAACTTTACAATTTCTTCAATTACTGACGTAACTGGAGTTTGTAATGGTACTCTTCCTACTGGATCTTTTGAAGTAACTAATATTCTTAAGTATCAACCAAGTTTAAATTCTAGAAATAACTCATTTTTAACAAAACTAAATCATGAAAATGTCTCTCAGATTAGTTTAAATGAGACTGAAATTATTCAAAGAAGAACTTTTAATGTTGCAAGTTTTACTGGGTCTTCTTTTAGTATTGATATAGATGCAGATGATACTGATGTATTCTTTGAATCTTTTGATGAAGATAGATATTTGATTTCTTATGAGGATAGCACTACAGAATTAATGAGACAAGATAAGTTTTTATTGTCTCTTGATGGTAAAACTGTAACTTTTAATGGTTTATCAAAAGCAAGTGGAAGTAATACTGAAGTTATTGCTACAGTCAAGAACATAAAACCAAACTCAAAGAATAAAAAATTAAATAAAGTTGGCAAGATAACTGTAGAAAATTCTTCATTAGTTTCTTCTGGTATTGGAACAACTACTTTAAATGATGGACTATCTTACAGTAATGTGTATGGAACTAGAGTACAAGATAAAGAAATTAGTTTAAATGTTCCTGATGTTGTTAGGGTCTTAGCGGTTTATGAGTCTGATAATACTTCTAATCCAACTCTTCCCCAATTACAACTAACTGGTTCTTCTGGAAATTCTAATTACATTGTTGGTGAACGCATAGAAGGAAAATCATCAGGCGCTATTGCAATAGTAACTTCTAAAGTTAGTGTAGATAAGTTAGAATATACTTATTTAAATACTAGTCAGTTTTCCTTAGGGGAGATTGTTTCTGGAAAAGATTCTGAAGAAGAATCCATAGTATCTGCAAAAATACTTTCAAGTAAAAATATTACTCAAAACTTTGATTTTGATGATGGACAGAGAGATACATTTTATGATTTCTCCAGAATCCTCAGAAGGCAAGGCGTAGAATCCCCCAAAAAGAGATTAACAGTTATATTCCAAAACTATACTATTGACTCTTCAGATACTGGAGAATTTATTACAGCAAATAGTTATTCTCAAGAGAACTTTAAACATGATGTTGGTTTTTATCAAGGTTCAAGATTAACTGATTTTGTTGACATTAGACCAAGAGTTGCTCCATATACATTAACAAATAAATCTCCATTTGAATTTGATTCGAGAAATTTTGCGTCTGATGGACAGTATTCTGATTACATTTTGGTGCCAAATGAAAATATCCTTTTAGACTATGAGTTTTATGTTGGTAGAATTGATACTATCTTCTTAAATCCTGATGGACAGTTCCAGATTCTTTCTGGTGAACCATCAGCAAATCCACAACCAGCAGAATCTATATCTACTGGATTGAGTATTGCCACAGTGTTCATTCCCCCATATGTATTCAATACGAAGAATATAAATGTCTTTATGTCTGTGCATAAAAGATATAGAATGCAAGACATCTCATTATTGGAAGATAGGATTCATAGAGTAGAAAGATTTACTACTCTTTCTATGCTTGAATCCAAAACTGAAAACTTTATGATTAAAGATGCAGAAACTGGATTAGATAGATTCAAGTGTGGATTCTTTGTGGATAATTTCAGTAATCATCAGTATCATAATTTATTAAATCCTAATTTTAAAGCAGCAATTGATACATCATCAAATACATTAAGACCAAAACATTATACAACTTCATTGGATCTTCAATTGGGTTCAGAAATCATTGAGGGATTTACTAGTACATTTACGCCAAATGCAGACTCTAGTTTTGTCTCTGATTTGGGATCTGTAAACGTTAGAAAGACTGGTGATCTGGTTACTCTAAACTATGATTCTGTTCTTTACTTTGAACAACCATACGGAACTAAGACTGAAAGTGTTACTCCATTCCTAGTTAGATACTGGCAAGGAATTATTCAACTTAATCCACCAATTGATGTTTGGTTTGATGAAGTTGCCATAGAAACAAATGCTACTCAAGAAGTCGTCAATCGTGTTGAAAGAGAAGATGAAAATATAACAGTTATTAATAATGTAACTGTAGATAATGAAGTTTTTGTTGGTGGTGCAGGTCAAGTTCTACCAAATCCACAAACAGGAGTTGCACCTTTTGATTGGATTCAAAATGCAAAGGATTTACTTGCTAATGTGAGTACATTAGGAGGTCTACGGATTGCAATTGATAATAATAAAAACTCATCTAATATTAAAACTAGTGGAACGGGTGAGAGACAAAATGTCATTGGTAGTGATATTATTCATTTAAATATATGGAAAAGTAAATTTAAGCAACAAGATAGAGACCTAATTAATCAACTTCTTCCTCCAGATGCAGCTACTCAATTCTTAACTGCTATTGATACCACAAACAATGGCCAAAGAAGAGCGGTTATAAACTTTATCCCTGCAACTGGTTCTGCTACTGTTACACAAACTAACACTAGTGTAGACACTACTACAACTACAGAATCGACTAGTGATGTATCAACGATTATAATTCCAGAAGAAATTATAACAGATACAAATACAGAAACATCAACTGAAAACTTTACAGAAGAGGTTAGATTCCTTAGAAGTAGAAACATTGAGTTTGATGCAACAGGATTAAGACCAAGAACCAGATTCTATCCTTTCTTTGAGGGTATAGACGTAAGCAGTTATGTTATTCCAAAATTATTAGAAGTTGAAATGATTTCTGGTAGTTTCGTTGTAGGAGAAACTGTAATTAGTGATCCCGTAAGAAGTGTTTCTAAAGAAATTTCATTCCGACTATGTACCCCAAATCATAAATCAGGTCCTTTTGATGGAACTGGAGATGGAACTCTTTTTAAATTAAATCCTTACACCTTACAATCTTTTGAAAGTGCATATACGGCATCATCCACACTCCTCAATGTAGATACCAAATCATTAGAATTACAGCAAGAATCGGAATATTATGGTTGGATCGAAGAAAACATGAGGTTGATTGGTAAGGATTCTGGTGCTGTGGCAGAAATTAAATCCACTAGATTAGTCTCTGATAATAGTGGAAGACTTATAGGTTCATTATTTGTTGTAAATCCAAATGTTCCAGAAAATCCAAGATGGATTAATGGAGAAAATACTTTTACACTAATTGATACTCCTTCTCTAAATGAATTAACTCAAGTATTTAATGAATTTATACCAAGTCAGAGAATTAATGAAAGTGGTGGTGAGGCAGAATTTACGTCTGCAGGAACTCTTAATGTAACTCAAACAAACATTCTCTCAACCAGAAATGTAACAGTTCTCAGTTCATTTAATAGAACTGCAAATAATATTACAAACACCACAACAAATACTACTACTACAACTACTACAACTGGTGGTAGTGGTAGCGGTAATGATCAATTCACTGTTTGGGAAAACCACGATCCATTAGCACAATCTTTCTATGTTAGAGATAATACTGGAATTTTCTTAACTGATGTTGAGGTATTCTTTGAAACTAAAGATGAGGAACTTCCTGTGACACTTCAAATTCGTCCAATGATTGCTGGTGTTCCTAGTAATGAGGTTGTACCTTTCTCAGAAGTTACACTTGATCCAGATCAGATAATTCTTTCTTCTGATGGCAGTGTTCCTACTAAATTTACTTTCCCATCACCAGTATATCTTCCTGGACCACAAAGTCTTGAGGTTCGTTCTGCACCAATTGCAAGTCAACAAAGTTCTGTATTTTCCGTAGTTCTTTTATCAGGAAGTCCTAATTATAGAGTATACATTGCAGAGTTAGGTCAAAATGACATTGAGACTGGT